CAGATACACAAACTATCAGGGCTTGGTCTAATCTAGAGGCTCAATATGAAATGGCCACATTGCTTGCTCACCCTAAATCAATGGTTGCAAATATATTTGGTGGTACTACTCATACCATCTTATCTGCTGGTATGGGTAACTTTGCTAAAGCTAAAAGCTATACCCATCTTTCAAAGATTAATCCTAAATGGACTAATAAACAAGCTGTAGATGATTTTGTTACCAGCCAAGGTGTTTTCCCTGAATTTATGCTTTATGAAATGGGACTACAAAAGGCTTTTCAAAATAACAAGGGTAAAGATTTTATAGCAGAATTATCTGCCAAGCTTACTCGTGACCCTGAGATGTCAGACAAGACATTAAGCGAAATAGCTAGTAAATATGGTATTAAAGATACTGTGATGAACTTTGCAGCTAAATTTATGACTGTTCCAGAACGCATGCTACGTAGAGATGCTTTCATGGCTCACTATGTTCATGCCTGGGAAAAGTTTGGTGGCGCTATTAAAGAATATGACCATCCATATCTAATCCAAATGGCTAAGAAGGGTGTTAGAGCTACACAGTTTTTATATAATGCTCCTTTTAGGCCCGCATTTGCCCGTTCTGGGCTAGGAAAGATAATGAGTAGGTTCCAACTATGGTCTTGGAACTCTGTACGCTTCAGGAACGATGTACGGCGTCAAGCAAGAATTTATGGTTTTACACCTGGTACGGAAGAATGGAGAAGATTTGAACGTACTATGCAGACAGATATGGTTTCGTTTGCACTTGCCAATGTATTTATGTATTCAATGTTTGAAAGCAACCTTCCTCAACCATGGGGTTGGATGCAGGATTTTGGTGATTGGATATTTGGCGATGAAGGTGAAAGAGACAAAGCATTTTACGGGGCCTATCCAAAAGCAGTCGCTCCTCTTCAAATGGTTACTCCTCCCGGACTGCGGATGGTGGGCCCCACTATTAATGCTATGCTAGATGATGACTGGTCTAGAATAGCTGAATATTATGGATATACTATGATACCTTTTGGGAGGATGTTAAGAGATGTGAATCCTTTTGCTAAAGGGAATTTGATAGAAAATCCTATGAGATTACCTGAGAAGATAGCTGGCTTCCCAATGATGCAGCTGCAGCGTAATATTACTAAGTGGAAGGATGAAGAGCCTTACGAGAAGATACGGTAAAAACCCTCCTGTACGTTATTATTATAATTCTAAAAGCTCTAGCGGAGGACAAGTAACATATATGCTACTCATCCTCCACACTTATTAATCATGGGAGATTAATTCTTTTCAATTTTTGAGACAATCCTTGTAAGAGTATCTCCATTTACACATTCTGTGTGCACTATCACACTTTCATCAATATAAAAGCCGTCTTCTGCCACAAAACCGTACGATACTTCTACTGCAGGAGTTGTAGGGCCTATTAATTCATTACATTCTTCACACAGAACGTACAACGTTTCCTTTTGACCGATTCTTTCCATCTTCTATCATACCTCTCAGTAAACAAAGGTAAACAATAGCGTCCGTTATTCTCCCTGTAACATCTTCTCGTTGCGATTGGTGTCCCTTGACATGGGCTGATATCCCATCAACATGCTTTAAGAAATAAACCATTAAAGCTTTTTCTCTGGGAATGTCAAGCAAACTAGCACAGCGTTCAAAATTAGCAAAGACATTATCTATGTCATGAGCATATTCTTTTTGACCCGCGTCTCTAGTCTTGAGGACTTCCTTCAACTGCGACCGTACTGTCCTCTTCATTTGTTCGTACGTCATTGTCTTCCTCTATGTTAAGTTGCTTATTAACAAATTTAGTAAACTTGCCTGTATCACCATTCATTTCAATATACATGTCAAGTACTCCAGTCATAGTCTGAATATCAGTCCTAAGGGCTGTAAGTTCACGTATAATTTGGTTGATAACACCGACAGTTTCTTTCATTGTTGGTTTTTTATGAGTGTTTTTCTTAGCCATTCCGTTTCCTTCGGTTTTTGTTAGCTTCATTTCTCATCCTTTCAGTGAATCTTGCCATTGCAGCATTCTTCTCTCTTTCTACTAGCTCCATTTTATGACTAGAATCAACTTGCATGTTGATATTACATTCAGTCAATTGAGCTATTCTTTGTTTAAGTTGTTCATTTTCAGTTGTTAGTTCTTCGATAAGAATCTGTGCTTTTTCGAAATTGTTCATATGACCTTAGTAGCCTTTTTAAACCTATCTGGGTCAAATCGGTCGTTATCTGCTTCGAAAATTACACATAAATCATGAACAAAATCAACATAATCATGTTCTTGCCAAGCCGTACGATATCTATCAACTACCTCGGCTATTTTTACGTAATCTCTTCTTGTCATTGACATTATAGCCTCCTTTGGCTGTGTACCTATAAGCGGTACGTTTTGATAATTTGAATCGTTCTGCCAATGTATCCATATCATATCCCAAATGTCGGTATAGGCGCATTAATTTAGCTGTCCATATACCGACTTTTCTTGGTCTACCTGATTTCATAATTTCATCTCTTCCTCTTGTCTGGGTGGGTGTGGTGCCTTGGGTGGCTCCTCTAAATCCCTGATACGAATTATTAACATTTCTATTTGAGCTTCTAGGTGCTGAATCCTTTCTAAGGCTTTAGCTCTGAATGCTCCTATTCCATCTTTCCAATCAGCCTCTTCAGTTATCCTGTCATTACTCATCTAGCACATCCTCCTTTAAAGGATTTTTACTGATTGGATAAGTATCTCTTTCTAAAACAAGCCGTAAAGCTTGACACCAACCAATATTTCTCATATATTCAAAATATTTATGACCTACCGGACTGCCATCAGGTATGTTTTTTTCACTTTCTATATTTATATTTTCGCAATATTTTAAAAGTCTTTTTATTTGATTTTCGCTTAACATTTAATACCTCTCTTTTATAGCATCGACAGCAATAAGGAGTACTACCATCTAGGACAGTAGCAACCTTATCGCAATCTACACAATGATTAGGGAGTGGCATGGTTTCTAATCAATTTCTTTAGATTAGTTACCACTCGTTGTATTTTTGAAGACCTCCTATATCGAGGTTTAGTTTTACCAGGATAAGGAGTTTCAACTTCTCCACTAAAATCCTCAGCTGGTGAAACAAACAGTTCTTTGGTTGTTACCTTGCCTTCCATTGATAGTTCAATTTCATTAAGACGATTAAGAACCGTAATAAAATCTTCCTGAAGAGAAACTATATGCTTTGTTAGTTCAACAGTAGTATTCAATGTTTCATCAGTTATTTCAGCCAATCCTTGTACAGAATCAGCAAGTTTATTAATTCTCTTTTCCAAATCAAGAATTATTTTTTTATCTGCTATTTTCATACGCCTCCAAACAATTGGTTAAGTGGGAGCAAGACAAGCCTGCTTGTATTATCGTCTCCTCCCGGTTTTTCTTGTGCAATGCCAAGTTTCTTAAGTTTCTTTATCTTGGCCTTTAATTCTGGCACTGGAATCATTATTACTGCTACAGTCTTATCTTCATCGGCTAGAAAGTGTGCCCACCAATCAGCTTCAGTTGTAGCTATACCTGAAAGTTTGCCTCTTGACATCCATTCAATGGCTATATTTCCGGTAGTTTGCCACATACCACGCTCTGTCTTTATCTCTACCTGTTCTTTACCTTCCATAATATCAGCGAATAATTGCTCTCTTATTTGACCATATTTCAAATCTATGTCAAACTTACTATCATTATTTGTCATTTTTTCTCTCTGATATTCTTGCAAGGTCATAGTATCATCAGGGTCATAGAATGTAGCCTCCTGAAAACAACCACAACAAATTGTCGGTTCTTGGAAGACAGGGAACATATTACAACATTCACTATATACTGGAGGACTACTTTTTCGCATTAGCTATTTTTTCCTTTAGAAAAGCAATATAAGCTTTACTTTTAGGGGTTTTTTTATGTTTTGCTTGTTCAACCATTAAGGCAATCTCTGCTTGTGTCTTACCTTTACGGCTACCAGCAGCAAACAGAATTTGGTTACTACCATATATTTTAGATATTAATCCCATTATTCCTTTACCTGCCCTATTGTTATGTCTGGACTACAAGAGCATAGTGCTGAACTATCCTTTATTTTATCACAATCGTTATCATGAGCAACATTCATTATATTAATTGCACCTTTTTTAATTAAACCTTCTACAATCCATTCGGATTCTTTCTTTTTCATTCTTTCTCCTTGTTATTTTTGATTTTACTATTACATGTAGGACAATAATCTCCACGACCTAATACATCCCAGTTAACCTTGTCTAAAGCATCACCTAGTTGCCTGACCTCCGTGAACGCCATTCTAAGGGCTTTCTTAAAGTTCTTAGGGGTAAACTCCACTACATGATTTCTGAAGCGTTTTTCAAGCAAATTCACAAACATACTCTCAATACTGGTATAGAAAGAGGCTGTTTGAGATTTAATAATATTCTCTAATGGAGCATCTTTGTCGCCATATACCCATATCCAATTATATTTGTCTTTGGTCATAATATATCGTTTATCTTGCATAACAACATCATAAAAGATGTTTTCTATTCTACTCATATCGTCTCCTTTAAAGGATGTCGCATTTTCTGCGGGTTAGCTTGACGTCTTTCTAAGTGGGACATGGTCCAGTATTCTTCATAATACCATTTACCACATGCCGCTTCTGTATAACCACTTTTATATGGTTCTTGGATATGGAAGCTTTTTACTTTAGGTCTTCCATCAATTGTTATATCTTTCATAATTGCCTCTCATTTTAGTGTTTAAATTTTGAGCAGGCAGCTTGGGGGGGTTGTGTAGAATTACACGTATTCATCAAGATAGAAGCGTACCTGCTCATTGTTTCATAGCCCAAAACAATATTATCATTATTATTTTGTCGATAATCCACAACATAATTAAAATTGTTAATTTATTTTCTGTAGAAAAATGAAAAGGGAAAGAACACTCGATAGCGTTGCTCTCTGATTCCTTCCCTTTCATTCGTTTTCCTAGACTAGCTAACTACACGCCAAATGCGTAATAGTTTGCCAGCCCGTCCTCTTCCGTGAACGGTTCTAGTGAGAAACTTATAAGTTTTGTTAGTTATCTTATGAGTTCTAGTAATAGCACTTCTTACCTGCTTAACTTCGCTAATTGGAGCTGTAAAAGAATCTCCAACTTCCATATGAAGTAGGGGATATCTAGATACTTTTCGATATTCAGGGATTGGTATATCCTTTTCAATCTTATAACCATTTGCCTTTGCGATAGTTTTAGTTTCTACACGAGGTTGAGAGTTCATAAAACGCTCAAAGTCAGTCTTACTATACTTCTTTACTGTTGTTTTTCTCAAAACATCTCCTTCCCGGATAATTTCCGGTAGATATAGGAGCGTACTTGCTCCGGTTGTAGGTTTAGCCAATTAACCACATCCTGGTATTGTATTGCTGTTAATGGACCTTTTCTTGTATTACAACGTCGACATATCATTTCTAAGTTGCACACAGTCGAAGGACCACCACAAGAAAGAGGTACCACATGGTCACACACCATATTCCTAACGTCAAGTACACTAATACAGTACTTACAGGATGAGCCATAATTTGATAGAAAGAGCTCTCTAATGATAACCAGAGAGATGTTGAATTCCACTTCATATTCTTTGCTCCTCTTTTTAAGCGTTGAACGTAATGTTGAGCTTTTCTTCATTAACCTATGGAAAACACCTTGAGCGTGAGTGCCATGATGTTTTTTTAATATGGGTAAAAACTTTTTCTCCCAATCCATAGTAGCTTTGTGTTTAACTCTTTTACGTTTGTAACGTTTCTTTTCCATACAATCCCTTTATGAAATCCCTCTTGTGTTACCATCTATGGTAAGAGAAGAGTTATTCCATCCAATAGATAGAGTTAATTCGATTTTTCCAATACCTAGTTGCAAACACTTGTAAAAACGATTGTCTTCACCAGCTTTTAACCAGCCTATTCGGAAAAATGAAAACAGAGTCATTATCCATCCGTTTTCTATTTTTAATAAGTCAAAGATATAACCTTTAGCCACTTGTTCTCCTTAATCTAAAGCTAGGATGCCATTCAAGTTGACTGTCAAACAATTCTCCATCAGTATTCTTATACATACTGATATTTTTAATGTTGTCATCAGCTTGACCATTGAGTCCTAACACCTTTCTACTGGCATTTTCAATTGCACCTGACCCTTTACCAGCATATAAATCAAGCACTTCGTTCCTACTGTAATCTCTGCTTACTTGAGAAATCTGAATTATTATTACATCGAAGTTCACTGCCATATTAGATAAACTGTGAGATATATGCTTGATTTGTTCATATTCTCCCCTTACATGAGGAGGAGTTTCAACAAGGTCAATATAATCTACAATTACCATAGCTGGATTCATTTCGCGTATCTTGTCTTTGATTTGCTCTATAGTTGGAGATACAGTCTGTATGGAAACATGACTCAATTCATCTCTATGCTTACGAAAAATATTATCATACTTTTCATTTACATCTTCCTTACCACAATCAGCTACTATTTGCATATGTCTTCTATGCATATACCAGGCTGAAAGCTCAAGAGATATAAAAAGCGTAGGAATCTGCCACTCTTTGACTATTCTATTATTTACGAAATCAACACCCAATGCAATATTCTGTGCTAATGTCGTCTTACTTGAACCAGTTGGTCCAAATATTGTAACTAATTCGCCAGGATAGATAGTAGCATCAATATGTGTAGGCAAGCCTAACATTCTTGACAGATTTACTGTTCTTCCTTTAAAATCAGTGGTCATACGGTTGTGGAACTCATCCTGGAGGTTATCAGCTGTTAATATATCAATAAGATAGTCTTTCCTTTTAAAGAATATACACCGAGTCTGACAGTATTCTTTCATATACTTGTCTTGACAGGAATATTGATATCCTTTATTATAGGTTTGCTCTATTTTATTCATTAACACACCATCTTCTAAGCTACCATTATTCCAATGCTGTAATGATACCTTGGCAAATTCACTAGGAATGCCATGCCTTCTAAAATGGCTAGCTATTCGCATAGAGATATTGTTTCTAGAGCCTTTCTGGGGCCCTATAGACAACATTCTTTGCACACATGGAACAACCTTCAGGTTTTCAGTTACTGGCCGTAATTCAGTGATTTTAGGCGTTTCTTTAATTATAAGCTCTTCCAGTTCACCTTCTCCTATTAAAGAATGATAAGCAAATTCTAATCTTGGCGTTTTAGCAATGTCAAGTATATCAGTTGCTTTTAATGAATCAAGCTCTTTAATAGTTAATGGAACCTTATATAATCCCGTCTTCAAGTTAATAGTATGAGGTACACGAT